CTAAATCCATTTAATCCCAATCCATTTTCTGTGTCGTTGCCAAATTCATCTTGTGCTTTAGCAGCTTCTCTATAAATTTGTGCAAATTGGTCATCATCCTGGTTTGGTGTGCTTGTGATAATACATTTACCACCAGTTGATAATGTAGGTGATAGTGCTGTCCAGAATTCTTTGGCTATGTTAGGACGCACAAATGCAAATTCGTCTAAGTATGCTAACGATATGGACAAACCACGTCCAGTATTTTCAGTAGTTGATTGTGCAATAATACGTGAACCATTATCAAATTCTAAACTACCTTTGTTGTAGCTTGTTACACCAGCACGTATAAAGTCTGGAAGTGTTTCGTATGCAAAACGTATACGTTGCATAATTTCACTTGCGCCACTGTATTTGTGTGCCGCAATAAGGATCGTTTGATCAGGAACAAACATAGCATACCATAATAGGTATCCTGCTGCCGCTGTTGATTTACCCATTTGTCTACTTACTAATGCAATACTGTATCTGTTTTTGTGATAACAATCTACAAGTTCTTTTTGATATTCAAAAAGTTCAAATTTTACACGACCTTTAGTTGGATGTTGAATCCAACAATGGTTTATCATAAAGTATTTTGGATCATCTGCACATTTGGCAAGTTCCAATAAATCTTCTTCTGTAAACTTTTCTTTTTGATATGGGGTTTTGGTTAATTTTGTATCTGCTGTACTCATACTTGTATTTAGTCAAGAAAAACGGCGTAGTTAATTAAAACTACACCGTTCTGTTATTCACCTGGGAGTAAATTATTTCGATTTTTTTGCTTTGTAGGCTTCTTTAAGATCTTCTACTGTATGTTCTTTAATTCCTACTTTCATGCTTTCCGCATCTAAGTATCTTTTTAAACTTAGGTTAACGCTTTGTGCAAGTTCATATGGCTCAGCATATACTGTAGATTCTTCTTCAGCTGCGCCGTCTGGTGTGTTTGCCCATTCGTTTAATTTTTCACTAATTGCTTCTTCTGATAAACCTGCGTTTTTCATCATAGTAACTAGTTGTGTAGTATCCATTGTTGGAGACTCTTCTAATTCTTCTTTATCATCTTCGGCTACTGCTACTTCTTCAAGCTCTTCAGTTTCTTCAACTTTATCATCTTCGTCATCTTTTTTAGCACCTTTTTTAGAAGCTAACATTTTTGCAAATGCGTCTTTTTGTGCTTGGCTTTGTGCTTCTTCAAGTCCAGATAATTCTTTTAATCTGTTCATATCAGATTCCATTGATGCAATTTTTGTCCAACCTTCTTGATCAGCCATTTCGTCATCCATGTCTTGGAAGTTATTATCTTGTGGTTCAAAATATGTAAATTCACTTGATGGCATCATGTGTGTAAAGTTGTGAAGTTCGTCTTTGTTACAATATCCAAAAGCACCTGTTTCAGTGTTAATACATGCATATTCAGGAACATCGCCTTCAGTTACTGCTTCTTCTGATTCAACTTTGTATTTTTTGCCGTCAACTTCAAATTCTTTCTTATTGGCCGCTTTAGCTTTTGCTAATTCGCCTGAGAATTCATTGCCTTCATTTGGAGCTTCTTCTAATGAATCTGGAACGCCATTGCCGTTCTCATCTTTCCACCAGCTACCTGTTTCATCATTGCAATCATGTGAACAATCTGTAGTTGGTTCATGCATTGTGTCGCCACAGTCTTCGCATTTGTAGTCTGATGCGTTTAGTTGTTGTGCTTCGTCCATGTCATCACCCATGTCATTTAAATCATGGTTGCGTCTAAAGTCTGCAACAAAATCTTCAATTTGATCGCCACTTAAATAACGAACTAAATCGTCAAATACTGGTTGACAGTCGCCTTCAAAATGCATATCAATTAAATCATAAATTGGTTCTGCAAATTCGCCAACTGCTTCTTGTGCCACTGGTTTCATTTCTCTTTGTGTTGCTTCAGGAGCCGGGCTTGGTGTTTGTTCTACCGTTGCTTGGCTACCAGCAAGTTTTAATATTCTCTCTAAATCACTCATTGCCTTTTTCCTTTTCTTTACGAAGTTTTAACAACTCCTTGATTAAATTAGCGTTATGCTTTTCACCTGATAGTTCGTCTGCTGGAACTTCTTCTGGTTCAAAGTGTTCTTCTTTTGTATCAACATCTGTTTCGTGTTCGCCTTTTACTTTTAGCACACCATCTCTTAATCCCAACATGTTTCCAATCTCAGTTTGTACTTGAGCGGATGTTGTAATTAACTTTGTTTCAAATTCATATGAATAAACTTCATATCCTCTGTGTTGAGGGAAGTCTCTTGGTATACTTTGTAGTATTGTTTTCTTTTCAGCACTGAGTCCTGTCGAGTCATATTTCATTAGGTGCTTCTCGATGCGATCACACTGTTCATCTGTTAGTTGATGAATTGTTTTGATGCAGAAATTCCAAGTTTTATTAGATTCTACAAGATATTGTGTAAATGATTTCATAACGTCTTCTCCATAATACTATTTATCATCGTTCTTCATTTTATTCATGATTTCGGCTAATAACTCTGATCTATCTCCAATTATACGTCCTGTAACTTCTTCTGTATCTTCATCTGTTCCAAGTTTATCTTTTACATATGCATCAGTTTTCTTTTCTTCTTGCTGTATTCGTTGTTGACGCATTTGTAGTTCAATCATTTTCATTTTTTTGTCCATTTTAGCTTGTTTGGCCTGTAATGCGGCCGCAAGCATTTTACTTGCACTATCAAATATTGGTGCAGCGTGTCTATCTTCTACATTTCTACCTAAATCTACTAAATCATCAAATGTTGCCATAGCCTTTGATGCATATGCATCCATTTCTCTGTCGAGCTCTTCCATTCCTGTTACCATAGGAAGTGCTGCATCGGCACGTTCTGCAATGCTTAAATCATCTTTATATTTAACTATTTCGTTTTGAGTTTCTTCAACAGTTGGCTCTAATTCTTCTTCAGGTTCAACATCTGGCATTAATTCTTCTATTGATGGTAAGTTAAATTCTTCTTCTAATTTTTTTGTCATTTCTTCCTCTTTTTAGAACGAGTAGGCTTGTTAAATATTTGATGTTCAGTTATAACTCTAAAGCCCATTCCTTGTTGCTTACACCATGCTCTTGCTGATTCCCACTTAGCATGATTAACCACTGCTTGCGCTTTATCCATTTGTGTTTTAGCTTCACCTAATGTTTGCTTTGCTGGTTTTATTTCAACCATTTCTGCATGGTTTCCGCCGCCTGCATCCTTGTATACCATAAGTAAATCTGGAACATAGGTTGATGCTTTACCTGTCAATGGATTTCTATACGGAATTCTGTGTGTTTCACTTCCCCAACCTAGTACGGCTGGATGATTGTCACACATACGGAATACTGCTAGTTCCCACCCGCTTCTATATCTTGGTGCTTTTTTACCTAAGTATTTACCTGGGTTAGAAACCTCGTAAATGCCTTGCATGTAGTTCTTAGGCATTGAGTCTCCTAAGTGTTTGATATGTCTCTGATATCGTAGCCTTCGTAAACAAATGTAAGTTTGTATTGTACAAGGCTACTATCTGAGTAATCTAATGTATCTGCGTCTATTGATGTAATAACTGGATTGTATACGGTTATTTTATTAACTGACTGATTATCGCTTCTTACAATATCTAATGTTTTGATAAAGTTTCTATCTCGCTGTAATTTAAAACCTGCATCTAGTGTAGCAAAATCATCAGTTGGATCAATGTTCATTGGTCCTGCAAAATAGTAGTTTGAATAATCTTTTAAGAAATTTTGCAGGACCGAAGGAGAATGGATATCGTATGCGGTTAGTATTATTGGAGAATATTCATAGTTTGTTTGAACTACTCTCTTTTTGTTATATGCGTTCATTGTCACAGCTGACGAAGTCCAACTTGGCATTTGGATATTTAATATTTTATCCAATTCCAATGTTTGAATTCCATTATCAAACACACTGCTTCCAGTGTCGCTGACATACTTTAAGCTGGCAGTAAAATTAAATTTATGCCTTGGAACCCCTTTGACTACTTGCTTTGCGCCAGTGCCTTGGTTATACTTATCGTATGCGTAGTTGGTTCTCATCTGTAACTCCTGAACTGATTAGTTGGCCCTAAGAGCCAACTAAATCAATCTAATTTACCCTACGTCTGAAAGTAAATCGTCGTCTTGAGTTTCAAGTGTGTGTGCTGCATTATCATAACGAATTTGCATAGTTACCTGTACCATGTCACTTGTGCCATAGTTAAGATCTCCATACTGTACGTTTGACAAGTAACAACCAGCTAATTCCCACTTATCAAGTGGTGCTGCTGCCGCTGTACCATCGAGGATTTCAATTTCCATATTAAATTTATATGACAATCCTGATACTGTTCCATCTGTAGAGATGCCAGCACCTTGTGAGTTATGGTCTAATTGGTTGTTTAACTGTTGTCCAATTAATCTAATTACGCTTGAATTCACGTCATCACGTAAAACAATACTAATTGGTTCCCAAGTATGTTTACCTGCAATGTATGATTTTGAGTTATATGAATCAACAATAACTTCTTCGTGTGTAATGCTTGGACGTCCTGCACTAATTACGTTTTGTGTTGAACTAGTACGATCTGCAGCAACGTTTCCCATTCCTGTGAAGTTAACACGGAAACGGTATTGTAGTTTTGGCATCAAAGTCGAGTTATCACTAGCCGACGAAGGTACACCAAATTGATTTAAATTTACAGCCATCTTTTTCTCCTTAATAAACTGTTGTAGTTATATACTATATGTATTTATCATAATTGACAAAAAAAATAAAGGCCACTTTTAAAAAAAGCAACCTTTATTAAATTTAGTCGTATATAGCTACCTTTTAACCAAGTTCGCCAGTATTTACAATTCTAATTGGAATGTAAATAAATTCTGCTGACTTAGTAGGTTCAATTGCAACATCAATCCAAAATTCGTTTGCATCGATTCTTGCTGCTGTATTGTTTGTTTCGTCACATACTACTGCAAAGTCTGTTACACCTCTTGTTTGTAACACACCTGACATAAAGCCATCAAACGTTGCTTTTGCATTTGCTCTTGTGCTTTTGTCATTTGGCTCAAACAAGTAAGGTCTTGCTATTACGGCAAAACGTTCTCTTAGATATGCTGTTAAACGAGCAACATTAACACGATCAAGTGCTGATGCACCTGCATGTAATGTTTTCTGTCCAAATACAACTGTGCCTTCTGCCGGGAATCTTGCGATTGGGTTTAACTTAGCATTATACATTGTGTCTCTGTGACCTTGTGTAAGTGATACACCTACAAATTCGCCTTCTGCATTTAAATGACCTACACCTGATGCGTTTTGTACAACACCACGTGTTAAGCCTGCTGGTGCAAACCATTGGAAGCTCACGTTATCACTAAATGCATATGTGTATAATGCCATGTGTGATGCTGGAGCAACAACGTTATCACCTGTAGAAGGGTTAGTTGTTAATGCATGTGGGTAGTAAACTGCACTGTAAGTATTTTTAGTTACTAAGCCTGCTTCGCCATTAGCTGAAGCGCCTGCGCCTTGTACCCAAGTTACTGCTTGTGCTGGTGTTAAACGGAAAGGTGCGTCAACGATAACAAAACCTGTTTCATTTCTGTCACTGTTTAGTGCTACCATTTCGTCTGTCATTTCAGGATAACCAGGAGCTGCTATTAAGCTAAATGCTACTGTTTCTGCTCTATGGTCAGCTGCAGATGCACTTGCTTGCATTGCCGCTACAACTACTGCTCTTTGAGCATGTCTACCAAATGAACCTGATCCATCTGCTTGTGCTGGAGCATGGTTGCGCCATTTCCAAACTGTTGATAATGAACTATCGTACATTCTTACAGTACCACCCGAATGACACATGTTAATACCTGTTGTTCCAACTGGGTGTAATAATGGATTTGCGCCGATAATTACTGATTCAAAGGCACCTGCTGCTGTATCGTTTGGTGAAAGATCACCAAATACAACACCATTTGATGATGTTTGATCTGCATTGTCTTTCTTAACCCATGCACTACCGCTTGAACGGTAAATTGCTGGATAGCCTGCTTCATCAGTGTCGATCCAATAATCGCCTACTGAACCCACTGCTGGTGCGTCTGTTCCGTATGCTACGTTAGTTACACGCTTCCATTTTTGTGTTCCACTATCGTCTTCAACTTCGTAAATAGCTAATTCGTTAATGTCGCCATCATGCCAAACTGTACCATCTAATGGTGCACCTGTTGGCATTGTTGATGATGCTGTTACAACAACATTAGCCCAAGAACCTGATGTGTATGCTTTTACTACTAATTTATTAGCGGCAAGTTCTAACCAAATATCACCTTCTTGTAATGTTCTAGCTACTGCAGCCGAACCGTTTTGGTTAATGTCGCTTGTAGTTCCGTCTGGATCACTTGCGTCTGCATAAAGAGCCGGAGTTGATACAAAAGAACCTGATGCTGTTGTGTATTTTGAAATATCTAATTTAACACCGCTACCTGGTGAAGTAGTTTTAACCCATAAGTCTCCAACACTTGGTGAACTTGGTTCACTGTAGTGTGGTGCAAATGTGGCACCTGAGGCATCCCATGCGCCAGCGCCTGGTGATGCTGCTGCTTTCCAATATTCAATTTCTGTTGAACCTGGTGCTGCATCAACAGTTACTAGGTATGCGCCTGTAACTGATACAGCTGCTGGTGCTGAACCATCTGTAAGTTCTACTGTTGGTGTTACTGCTACCCAACCTGTGGCTTGGTATTCAAATAATCCCCAATTTGATTTGCTTGGATTAATCCAATTTGTTCCATTTGCTGCAGGACCAGTTGGTGCTGAGCTTTGTGGGCGTAGTGCTGTTAAATCAACGTCTGCACGTACAATGTACGCAGCTGAACTTTGACCTAAAAATGAATATGCAGCTAGTAAGCCGTATTCGTTAGTTTCATCACCTTGTTGAACTGTACCGCCAACTTTATGAAAATCAACGTTACCAAAGTTTTGTGTTAGTTCTCTTTGTGATGTTACTAAAACTGGTTTTCCAGCTTTAGCTTTGACAGTTTGTGCTGCCGTTGTTGTTGTACCAGTTGGGTCAACTTTGTCCTGACCTGTAGCAATGAATAACATTGGTACTGTGCCTGTTCCAGTTGGGCCGTATACTGATTCGTCTGTAATTGTTACCTGTACTCCAGGTGAAACAAGATTTGCCATGATTTAGCTCCTTTAGTTAGTACGTAGAATCGTGTCTACTTGTATTTATCGAAGGTGCTATAAAAAGGGGTGGTTACAGAGTTAAGTATATAGTTTATTATTCAACTATAGTAAGATTTGCCCAATCAGGAACGTTATGGTAATGTTCAATACCTTCTCCTTGCGCTGTGTTTTCATCATTTGACCAGTAATAGGGTTTACCTTCAATAGGATAACCTACGCTTACTGCAAAAGAAAATTTGTGATGAATTTGAGGTATATTCCATTTGGTTTTCCAACTATCCCATTCTAAGAAGTTATGTGGTATACATTTTGTAAATCCTGTTTTGAGTCCTAATTGTGTTGCTTTTGCAACTAATAACCCTGATTCAAATCCAGAAAAAAACTGGCTGGGATATATATCTTTACCTCTTTCTAAAGTATAAACATAACATATAGATCCATTTATTTGTGGTTGATATATTTTATCTGGGTTGTCTGGTTCCAATCCAAAATCGGGGTAACACAGTTTGCTTAACTCTAGCATACATTCTAAATTGCTAATTTTAATTACAGCAACATATCTATCGCTTGTTTGTTGTGGTGGCTTTGACGCCCATTCATCTAATATAGCTATTTTTTCGGGCTCAATGGACTTGGTTTGATCAAAGTTTCGTTGACAACTTGATAACTCTTGTAACGATGGATCGTTGTAATAATTGTTTCGCATTGTGAGTATTCCTTATTGTATAGTATGTATTTATTACAATAAGTATTTTAGCGTTTGTTGACGTAGATCTTCTAATGTGCTTGTGTTATTAATCTGTCTATCAAATGTCCAACCTGCCCAACTCCATTCACTAGGGTGAACGCTTGGATATTGTGTTTCCATTAGCTGTGGTGCGTGTTCTATGTTTGCCTTACAAGCAGAGCCCCACCATTCGGGTTCACTATCTCGCCATACAACGGCTGTTGTTCCGCCTAAACGTTTAATTACATTTAATTCATTGAAGAATCTACAGTCGCTTATAACAACATTCTTTTCAGTCATTGCAATTTGACGTTCACATGCCGCTACCCATATGTCTGGATGAAAATGTCTACGCATAACATCTGTGCCTACTTGCTGTAGTGCTAGTCTGGGTGTGAAGTTAGGAATACTTAAACGTTCGGCCCACCATTCGTCAACAGTTTCTCTCCAGACTCTGCTTTCGGGTGTGTTACCTTCTAGTAGTATTCTATCCCATTGAAATACATTAGCACATGCATCTTTTAGCACACCTGCAAAACTGATACGCTGAAATCCTTCTTCAATTAAGAATCCGGCCGCTGTATCTTTGCCGTGTCCAATAAGCCCACATATACCAATTACTTTTTTCAATGAAATCTCCTATAACTTTAATATATTATAGTGGAATATTAGGAATTTGTCAAGAAGTATAATTTGCAACAAACATATTGCAACCTGGAACTATTTTAGGTTCTTTGTTAAATTTTTCTGCCCAGTCAAATAATGCATTTCTTACTTCTTGCCAATGTATATCATCGCCACATAGTACTGAAACATCTTTAAAGTATTCAAGTTGATCATACACTTCTTTGTATGTGTGATCTCCATCTAAATATACACCATCAAATTGTATACTTTGTATTTGTTGTTTAGAATCTTGAAATGATACTGGTATAATATCTTTTATAATATTATAATTTTGATGCTGTGATATTAATTCTATCATAATATCTTGTTGAGTTTTGTTATTAGAATAGGAATCATCTAAATAGTTGTTTACTTCAGTTGTATATGGCATCAAGTAATCCAACTGCTCATGTTTAAGTGTTTTATAATCTAACATAAACAAATCAACTATGTAGTATTCAGTAGTTGGCGGTAATACATCAAGCCAGCCCCAAGTACTACGCCCCCATCCACATCCAATTTCTAAAAATTTAGGATTGTCTGGTAATTGATTAACTATTTTTTGATAATACTTGTGTTGTAGTGGATCTACCCAACCAGGCACATCTGATGCAACATTGCATTGATACATGTATATTATCCAATAACAAAACCTAAGCCGCTTTGTCCATCATTATATAATGTTAGCTCAGTTTCTAATTTGTCTATCTCAGTCATTGCATCAGTTCTAAGCTGATCTGCATTCATTGTTGTTCCACCTTGTGGTCCTGCAATCTGTGTAAACTTACCACGTGCTTCAGCTATCATAAGTTTTGCATGACATAATGCATAGTCTTTAAGCCAAGGACCAGCATATTGATCAGTTAACAAACCTTCATCTGTTCTATAGTTATAGCACCAAAGCACACAGTTGTCAGGTGCTTTAATTTTTCTATGGATAATAAGTTTTTTATCTTGATGACGCCAAGTAAACATAAGCTCTGCTCCAAATAAGCGGCCCATTGTTTCTCTGCTTTGTTGTAAGAAGTCAAATGTAGCTAATCCACCTTTACGTGAAGAGCCGAGCAAGTATGTTTGCATGTATGCTGATTGAAATGGTTCAAAATCGTTACCACTACTTGCACTTACACCAGTTGTACGTCTAAAGATATCACGTACTTCAATAACTTCGGTTGGTAATGTATATTCACTTTGATCAACTAATAGTTCCATAACAATAAAACTTTCTTCGACTGCATTTTCACTTCGCTGTCTATACTTTTGTAAACTTTTGTTAATAGCTAGTTCATAATGTTCTGGATCAAGCTCAACGTCGACCATTCCTCCGCCTAAACGAAGTTCAATTTCTTTTTGTAATTCTGCTTTTTTACTCATGAATACATTCTCCTGGAATTCTTTTCCTTACTATGTATTTATCATAGTACCTAGATATTTAACATACGTTCACCGTACCTAACAGGATTCTCTAAGCATTCATTGAGATAATGTCTAGCTGATTGACGCCAGGCTGCATAACAATCGTCTTTTAAATCTTCTATAAATAAGATTTGTTCAAAATCTGTAGTTCTATAATAATCCATATCATGTTTATATGTGAAATCAATTAGATCATCAGTTGAAGATGTATGTTTAAAGCTATGTGTTTCAATTATGTCAGGTGTATGTGAAGTATAAGTTAACCCATTCCATGCTTCGTTGACATCACTAAATGGTTGATATATGTTATTGCATGTGGGTAATTTATAATCTAGGAAAATAATTTCTGTAGATTTTTTCTGAGCCCATCTTGCATGTAATCTACTTCCGCCTGGATGTATAACATGACCATTCTTAGAATTTTGTGAATAACATACTGGTTTGTAATGTATTTCTTGATCTGCCATCCACAAATATTGAATTAAATGTCTACACATCTCACTTGTAGGATTTTCAATAAAGTTTGATGGATCATTAATAAAAAAATCATAATTATCATTAATAGAGTGCCAATTATTTCTAACAAAAGTTATATGACGAGTCATATGACTTATAGCTTGGTCTTCTATATTATAAATTGTGCTTGCTTCTAATGTTCCTATATTGCCACCTAATTTTATATGATTGTTATACCATCTTACAAAATCATTGTATGCACTCATTTTAATAAGTCCTCAGAAAGTTCCACTAATGTATCAGCATACTTTATATCTACTTCAGAATCAGTATTTAATTTATCAATGTTAGGTACTTCTTTATTTGCTAAGTCTTCCAAGAATATATAATTAGTTTCATCTGGGTTTAAGTAGCTTATATCCAGCTCGTCCATGCTTACATGCTTTAGTTTATCTACTACATTACCTAAGAATGGATCTCTAATATCAAAGAATTCATATCTACCTGTTTCAAATATAAAGAACTTTCTAAAAACATAATCATCTTTTACAAATGCACTTAGATGTGGGAAGCGTCTAACAATTCTTGCACTCTTAGGACCAAACAATGTACCAGAGAATACATATATAATTTTCCATATTCCTATTTTTGTTAGCTCTTGTACTGCTACATCAAAATCTAGTCTATCTTCAAATAATACAATATTGTTAAAGCCGGCATGTTGAGCAGACTCAAGTGATAACTTTCCTAGTTTCTGATCTAAATCAACATCAAGCGAGGGAGTTTCAGTGTTCTTACAATCTATAATTACACCAAACTTATCGTCTTCGTTTTTGTTAAAAATTTCATATGGATTAATAAATGCGAACATTAAAATACCGCCAGTATTATTGTTTCGTCGTTGAACCTACCATTAAGTTTTGTTTCTGTTGTTTTTAGTGTAGCAAACAACTTCTCTGTTTTAGATCTTGTTGTTTTCTTAATCTGTGGTAAAAACTCATCTGTTTTACGAACAGTTCGTTGTACACTCTTATTCTCATCATAGCCTTGCAGTGTTGTGCCTTTAACACTAAGTCCGCTACCTTCACGTTGCATTCCTCTTGGGTCTATATTACTTGCATAGTAGAGACCAATTTTACGATTCTTACAATTGAATACCATGGCAATATTTGCCCCAATTAATTTTTCTGCGGGTACACTTGCAATACCATAGTTAGTATCACTCATTTTAAACTTCAACTTTTTAACTAACTGATCCGCTGATTTAAGTTTTGCTTTACGTGGCTTTCGTTGTGCTTTATTTTCTACAGAAATAATATCACATGCATCAACAATACGCTGGAACATTTCCAGTATACTTTTTGCTTGTTTAGATGTTAAATGATTGTATCCTTCTTTAAGTTGAGCATACATATCTTGATCGTACTCGCTCATCTTTTTTAGTTTAGCACTGGTTGGAAAATTTACTAAGTCATAAATCTCATCACGCTCGCCTTGATACCAAGTTTTAATTAAACGTGCATGTCCGGCTTTGGCTTGTTCACGTCTAAGAATTTTTGCTGGTTCAAATTCTTTTAGTGCTTTAGTATCATGTGTTTCTAAAAATGAAACTACAAATTCTTCTATTTCAGTAGCCATTACAATACATGCTTCACGCATACGTTCTTGTATAGTAGGCTGATATGTATTTGCTTTTTCTTTTACAATTTCTTGTTTAGCCTCAAGTATAGGTTTGCCGGCTTTTATTGCAATTTTAATTTGCTTTCGTAAGAATTCACCAAGTGGTTTTAGGTCACCCATTGTGCCTGGTAACGACTGCCAATATTCATCTGCTTTTTCGTTGTACTCTGGCATTCCAGATAATATTAATTTTGCTGTAATGCCTGCTGTTACACTCAACGAATGCCCTGGTGCGGCCTTTACTGCTTTTATATCTTCTTTGGTAAACTCATCACCTTGTTGTATCATCCATGCACCAACGGCTGGATAAAGATCTGCAGGTTTATAATTGTGGTAATACCATTCACGGGCATGTGTTGACTTGCGGTGAAATTCTTCACCTGTCCAATCTTCCCATCCTTCCCATGATGGTGAATCAAGTT